TATCACCAACAATAGAAGCATCTGGTGGGATTGAAATTGGGTTATCTTCTACATAATCACCACCAGAAACAATAATAGTTTCTTTGACTCCAGGAGTCTGCCATGCCAATTGACATGCTTTTTTGATCGTTCTTACGGGAGCAACTGCCGAACGACCATCGTTGCTGTCACTACCAATCTGCTGCGAAACATAGATACGACCACCAACGTCATTCGTTGCCAGGTTTAGGACGTATTCTGTAGTAGCAATTTTATTAGATCTATCACCTAACTGTGGGGTGATAGAACGTGGGAAAGCACCACTGTCTCCAGTTAGACCGTAATGAACGGCGTTAGTATCATCTACTCTATAACCAATGTGGAGAAACTCAACTTCTCCATTTAGTTCAATACCATCTGTATGCTCTGGACCAGTTGTTCCAGTCTGTCCTGAGTTTTGGGATTCGTAGATATTTGTGCCAAAATATCTATATTCTCCTTTTTGAAGAATGACATTTGGAACCCACTGAATACCAGTTCCATTCGCCCAAGTCTTTAGGTATGGAGCTCTTAGGTCTGCATCTGGAGTAACAAAGTTATCAATATCAAGGTTTAGAATTCTTGCAGTATCAGAAATGATAGACGTTGATGTTCTGATAGCACCGTTGATATCAAGTTCAAAATCAACAGTATCTAGAACTGCAGTAGCAGCAGCACCAGCACCGTTACCGCCAGTAATAGTTACAGTTGGAGCACTAGTATAACCATCACCAGGATTATCAACAATAATAGCAACAACAGAACCATTGCTGATTACAGCAGAAGCTAGAGCTTGAATGCCACCTGATAGATCTGGAGCACTAAGATCTACATCAGGAACGAGCGTATATCCAGAACCACCTTGATTAGCATTTACTCGGATACTTTCAACTCTTCTTCCAGTTCGGTTGATACCAACACGGGGCAAACCAGTAGTTGGGTCTAGTTGAGTTCTAAGAACTTCTTTTTCGCTAGAACCACTACCAATTCTTATAGTAGCTTCGTTGCTTCCAATTATCTGTGGATTTACACCACTGATCTTTTCTCTATCCGAGTTAAACTGAAAACTCATCTTACTACGGTGCTCCGCCTAGTTATAACCTTTATCTATTTAGTGTTATCACCAGGCAATAGAAACCACTTCTACTGACGCCACCCAACTGATTTCTTGTGTAGTTCCTGCTCTGGTAACCGAGTATGAAAATCTATTTGCTGATCCACCATCAAATGTTGTAGATGACCAAGTTTCTCCAGTGGGGACACTATCTTTGATAATAGTTTCTAAAGAAGAAAGAACCTGAACATCACCAGCAGCAGAACATGTGACAGCACTTTCAATTTTCTTTGAAATACTACCACCACCACTATCATTAACACCAACAATATGTGCTGTAATAAAACTAATAGTGGATGCTGGAAGAATGATCTGGGTTCCAACATCATCGACACCAAGAACTGCCGTATTAGTTCCTCTCATAATATATTTTGTAGTCGTTGCGTCAGCAAAGTAACTGTTTTTTACTTCTAACGAATTGACATTTTTTAAGTCTTGTAGCTCATTGACTACAGTTGTGTTGTTGACAGAAAATCCGCCAACTGAATCGTAAGTTTTAAGATTGACTGCCATGGTTAGTTCTTGAAGATGTTTTTGACTACAGTAATATTTACAACATCACCAACAGTCAGATTATCATCCAGGGTGAATGTTACTCTGACATTATTGTTAGCATCAAAATCAAACACAGAAGTAACTTGATTTGCTCCTGTCTTGAGGTTACCAATTTCTGTATGATAAATGTCTGATCCCTTATCAATGACTTGATATTCAATCATTTCTTTATCGCCAGTTGTTTGATTGACAACAGAAACAGAAACTCTAGCACCACTCTGAGTTGCTGGATCATATAGAGCAGCAGCACCAGCATTTGTTCCACCTTTGATGAGACCAATATCATCAGTTGAAATAGCAAGATCTGCCAACTCAAATATTGATAGATTACTATTGAATAGTTTTAGTCCATCAAATGAACCAGTTCCAAATGCTTTATTTAAATAGATATCACCATTAATATCCAACCTTAGAAGAGGGTCAACATTCAATCCAACAGCAAGACCAAGATCTAGATTATCTTTGGTAGTGGAAATGAATGTAGAAGTTCCAGAAGTATCAATAGTAGCAGCAAGAGAGTTGAATGTAACTGTCTGTGCTTCAATGTCTAGGTTATTATTCTGGGATGTGATCGCATCAATGTTTGTGAAATCTAAAGCATTTGCGCTGAGGCGCATTGTATTGATGCCATCATTATAGAAGTAAAGGATATTTTCATTTGCTCCAGGTGCTGTCTCTGGAATAATATAAGTATTGCCATCTACGTCCTTGACTCCTCCAAGAGAAGTCCAGTTAGATCCATCATAACCTTCATACTGGGAAATATCAGTATTGTATCTGATAGAACCTTGTTCTGCTACACCTCTTTGGTTGCTATCACCAACAGGAATTACGAGTGATGTTTCAGCATCAATTGATACTTTTTTGCCACTATTTGGTTGGATGATAAGATCATTGAGATCCGTAGAAATAACATTCGTGGAGAATCTTAGTTCGGCATTGACAACCAGATCTGTAAATCCAAGAGGATCAATTCTAACTTCTGATACTTCCTCAAAAGTTAGTGGAGCAATAGCAGTTGTATACCAAGTTAGTTCAGCAGTTCCGTTTGTTACTGCTCCAGTAGTATGTGTTGGTTCGTTACCAGAAGTTCCAGTTTGACCTGCTACAGTTACCTCATAGATATTATTTCTATACTTTAGATATTGACCTAGAGTTACCTGAGTATTAGTAGTGTAATCTGTATATGCTGGAGCCGTGGTGTTTACAGATTTAATTTTCTTTACATCTACAAACTGTAAATAATTTGGGGTAACACTTACGGTATTATTTCCATCATTGAAGAAGTATAAAGTATTGTCATTTGCTCCAACAGAAGCTTCTGCTGCGATGTAAGTATTACCATCAAGGTCTCTTACTCCACCAAGAGAAGACCATGATCCAGTTGCTGCACTATATCCTTCGTATTGTCCTGTTTCTGTATTGAAACGAATAGATCCATTTTCAACAACACCAGAAGTTGGTCTCTGTGCTGTAGTTCCAGATGGAATGGTGAGAGCAGAAGTAGTATTGATTTTGGCAACTCTTCCAACTGCAGGTGAAAGTAAAATATTATTTCCCGAAGTGGAAGAAATATCGTTGTTTGTTATTAATAATCTATCATTAATATTTAATGAATTCGTAGTCTTTAGAATGCCAGAAGTTGTTATATTACCTGTTAATCCGCTTATTTGAACTTGTGCCGAATTTCCAATATTAAAAGATCCATTTAAATTTGCAGTTGTTGCTGACAAATTCAATACACCAGCAGATCCTGTAATAGTAGACGTTAGTAGTGAATTTGATGAAATAGAAACAGATGTTAAAGAATCAATAGATCCAGTATCAGAATCAATGTCTTGACATTCAATATCATTTGTTGTAAATTTTTCTGTGCTAAATTGATATGATAGTAAATCTGTAGTTGATATTTGAGAAGATCTTACAGAAAATCCGCTACCGAAAATTTTAGGGTTGTTTGTATTTACTGTCAGTGTAGACTCTAAGTTATCTTCTCCCGCCATATCTTCATGATTGGCGCAGTAATAATACAGTGATGATTCTGTTAAATCAGTAATTAATATCTGAAGACTTGTGGAAGATCTTGTTACTCCTTCAGTATATTCGGTTCCATAAAAATCTAGAGAAATATTTCCATTAGATAATGGTAAAGATGAAATAGTAATAGTAGTAGCACTATCTACACTTTCAACAAAAGTTCCTGCTATCAAATTTCCAACTGATCCAGCAAGAACAGTAATTGACATTCCTGGAAGAATTCCTGTTGTATCCGCAACAGTTAGTGTGGTGGAAGTTATATCGGCAACAGAAGATACATTTTCAATGTAACTAGGACCCCAAACACCATCTCTGTATTTACTAAGAGAAAAAGTATGTCCTGTATTTGATCCATCAGAAAAATCAAATATATAATTATTACCAGAATATACTGTTATGTCTGGATGTAAAGATGGTCCAGACCCAATATCAATAAAAAACTTATCTACATCTAATTCTGTATCAATTGTGTATGTTGTAAACGGATTAGTAGTCACATTTACAATTTCTTCTGTTGTATAAACCGAAGCGGCATCTACAAACATAAAGTCAATATTTCCAGAAGAACTGAAAATATCATAAATTTCTGCAATTGTATTAGAAGATATATCATTCGAAGATAATACAAAAACAATATCATCTGTTGGACTAGAACCACCAACCAAAGATCCAGATATAGTTACCGTATCTCCATCCGAATAAAATCTACCAGAAGAATTTACCGTAACAAAAGGAGTTCCATCTTGAGCATCTCTAACTACATCAAAAGTAGCTCCAACACCATTTCCTGAAGTTGAAGAAGAAACATTAGTATATGAAGATCCGATATCAATTAAAGTTGATGCCGTTAAAGCAGGAACAGATAATATTTCTCCATCAACAAGTTTTATTTGATCTCCAATTGAAAAATCAGATGTAGAAACGGTATTTAAAAAACTAATTTTTTTGAGGGGTCTTACCGTAACTGGATATACTGTAGGTTGCGATAAGTTAGAAGCATTGATAGTAAGAAGATCATTCTCTGAATATCCACTACCAAAAGATGTTAATGTAAATTCTTCAATAACTCCTAAATTTCCAATTGTATATTGGAATTGTGTTGCTGGAATGCCATATGTTGGGGTAAAATCCAACACAGATGAACCTGGAAATGTTGGAGTTGTATTTAAAGTAATTAAATTTCCAGCAACTGATAAAACACTAGCATTTAGTAACTGTCCATCTCCAGAAACAACAGTTACAATGAAACCAGATTGTATTCCCGTAGAATCGGTAACTGTAAATGAAGTCAAAGATGGCGTTCTAAAAGAAAGACTAGCTGCACCATCACTGATTGGATTAGCAGAAAGTGTAATCTGGGTAGAGCTATCAACACTAGCAACAGTAGTGAATTGTGCCAAAAATCCAACGTCTGCTCCACCATTTTCAACAATCATTCCTTGTAGAATTCCTGTTGTATCACTAACTGTAATTTGTGTGGAAGCAGTGCTCAAGGTAGTATTGACATCATCTATTCTACCAGGAAGATCTGCGGAAACTCCTGTAACTGGTCCAGGTAATTCTAGAACATCTCCAGTTTGATATCCAGTTCCCTTTGCAGTAAAATTGAATTCTGATACAGTAAGAGGATCTGTGGTAACAGTATATAAAAAATTTGACCCATAACTGTTAAAAATGGAATTTGCTACATCAATAGAAAGAACATCATCCTTCAAATAACCAGATCCGTTATTAGTAACATTTACTGCAGTGATAGTTCCGCTTTGAGTTACATTAGAAATGGTATATACAAATCCATTACCTGTTCCACCAAGATCAACAGATAAAGCAGTGAGTTGATCTCCTATCTTATATCTATTTCCAATATTGCCAAAATTAAATGTTGATACGGATCCAGAAACTACTTCGATATCTGCTGTTGCCTGATATCCATATTGTCCAACAGAACCTTGAGTGAGGTTAATTACATTCCCCATCCCATCATGTATAGTGCAGTAATACTCTATTGTTGTTTCTACTGATTCTGGAAAAATAATTAAATCTATAAATGCTCCAGATGTCCCAGGCGTCCCAACAGTGTTTACTAGAAAAGATGATGGCAGTGCAACGCCAGTTGAGTCTCTAAAAGCAAATGGGTGTCCAGATAAAGAAGAATCAGAAAGATCAAATCTGTAAGTATTTCCATAATTTAAATTTAGAGATGGGTTATTTACACCATCAATAGTATAAATCGAATTGGGTGGAGGTGTTCCTGGATTTGCTACTATAGAAACTATAAAAGTTTGTGTTGGAATATTAACTAAAGGAACACCAGAATATACTCCATCGGTGTAACTAGATCCAGAATTTGTTATAGAACCAGAAAGTGTGGTTGTTCCAGAAACATTAATATCTGCTCTAGCACCAGTTCCAGAACCACCAGATAATAAAATATTGCTATATGACCCCACTTGATATCCAGATCCAGCATTGGTAATGTCTCCACCAATACCTTCAACTTCAAATGAAGCAACTGCGTCAATACCATTTCCTCCAGATAACGCTATGCCAGAATAAGATCCTGGAGTATATCCCACTCCAGGAGAAGTTATATTTCCAATATATTCTGTTACTACTACAGTAGCAGCTGCTTCACTTCCAGTTCCTCCAAACAAAGGAACTGATGTATAAGTTCCTGGATCATAATTTGATCCATAATCTAAAAAAGATAATCCGCCAGCAGTTAGAATATTTTTTCTAACATAAAAATCTTTGTATGTTGTAAAATTTTCACTTGAAATATCGACTAATTTTTTTCCAGAAGCAACATACCCAAGAGTTGAATTATTTGATTTGTAAACACCCAAAGAAGCATCTGAAGTAAATGCTAGTGATGGAGCAGTCCTTGTTCCATCACCCAACTTCAAATTTCCAGTAGCAAGGTCGCTACCGCCCTGAGAGATGTTAAAAATCTGATCTCCAATTTGGTTAATCTTCTGCCTTTGAGTCTCAAAGGTATCGGTTCTTGCGACGTTAATTGCTGGCATTTTTTACTAACTCTCTAAGTAGGGATTTTATTTCAGAGATTTCATCCTTCAACATATTTATGTCTTCCAACGCGGAATTTAAGTGCTTCAGTTTACGTCTTGCTTCAATAGCAGAACTGTCGTGATTTAAGATGGCACCTGTGGTCTCGTCCCTAACGAGACCATCATGTCCTTTGACTTTGATATAACTCATACGCGGAAATTAGAAAGCAGCAACTGCACGAATGTCCTGAATCTTAGGAACGTATGCTGGATCAACTCCCTTCAACACAATCTTGATTGCGAATGAAGAAAACTCGGGTAAACCAGACACACTATACTTGAGATCTTGATATGCCGATTGTTTTTCGACAATACTTGAGATAGTATTTTCGGCGCTAGCAATTTCTAGTGAATCTGGTTGACCATTATCATTGAAATAGAACCATTCGGCATCTTCGAAGTTCTCCTGACTTGATGCTCTCTTGTACTTGTAAAGAACCTCAATGTTCTCGATATTCTTAACATTAGCAAGTAGATGAACATCAATTGCCGTAGCAGGGTTGGTAATATATACTTCCTTAGTAACATACTTCGCAATAGAAGAACTATTTTTAGAAGTATCTTCAACAACAAAATCAACACCATTGCTGTATTCAATCTTTGCTACTTCCATAAAGAATGCTTCATCATCTGGTTGGTTTGGATATGAAATAATATCACCAACACGGAAGATATCAGCAATCTGATCAATAACCTCATTTTTTCTAGCATAAAGAACATTATCAATAATTCTAGCAGTATAGTTATTGTTGATGGGTTGAATATCAGTTCTGAGTGTTAACACTCTAGTTGTTCTATTCCAAATAATAGACTTACCAGTAATTTTATTATCATACGTCTCTAGAATCTTAGACTCAACTGGATTACGGGCAACGATTGTAATCGATTCACCAGCAGCAGATTGTGTAGAACTATTGATAATTGGTGTTACTAGAGATGGATTAGAACCAACACTAATTGTTGGAGCAGACTGAACACTAGCATATTGAGTTAGTTCAACTTCCTCACCAACGGTAAATCCTTGCTTGGTTTTTACCTTAACCCAAATTTGGTTACCATCAACTTTAGCAATAGTACCATTAGCAGCAGAAGTTTTACCTTTAATGCTTTGGTTGTTTTGATATGTAACGTCTGGGGTAGTGGTAGATAGTGAGAAAGAATAGACAGGATAGAACTCAATCAATTGATCTCTTCTTCCATATCTGTTTTCCTGACCATCCGCATTTTCAATTCTATTTGATACTGTCTTAACAGAAGCACTAGAAAGATCAACAACTGGTGACAAGTGAGAAACGGATGAAGATAATTCCATCTTATAGGTCAAAGATCTGCTAATGCTATTCAAAGTTTCATTAATTTCAGAAGCAATAACTTTCTGATTATCAAAATAATGTGGTTCATTGAGGAAAGTCTTTTCAAACTCAGTTTGTGAGTATGAAGCGTAGTTTGTTGTTGAAGAATCAACGGGAATGATGTTAGTTGTCTTAACAGACGTATCTAGTTTAGTGCCAGAAACTGTCAAGTAGTGAACTTGTGGATATAGAGTTTCGAATTTTCTGTTGTAAGTAGCATATACATGTCCACCACCAACAGAACTTCTAGATGCCTTGGTGATAGTTCTAATATTATATGAATCAACACCAGAGTTCATCACTTGGAAGAGATTGGTGTTATATGTTTCAGATGGAATACCACCAGTTTCTTTAACTCCTCTAAAGAAGACATAAGAATGACCACTATCTTCAAAACCATTATCTCTGTGGTTAATCTTGATAATGCTGTTGTTATTTCTAAAGAGTTTTGAAGTAGCAATCGATTCTGAAGTTGCATCAGTCTCAACTGGATTCATTTCAAGAAGTTCGTATCCAAGACTTACATTCTTGAGTAACAATTCGGAAGGTCTAGAAATATCAAACTCAGCACGGTAAATTGTAAACTTAAGATCTTGATCTAAATCTTCAGTCCAATTTTCAGTGTTCTGAGACTTATAAAGAGATCCAAGAGATGGTTGAGTTGTGATTACGGTGCTTGTAGATAGATCAGTCTGTCCTAGAGCAGAAGACCACAACTCATAATCAGTTGAATCTGTTTCAACTACCATAGCATATTCGGAATCATTCTCTAGATATACAGGATAATCAAAAGCAAAATGTGTTGGAGTAGTAGACTCTGTAAGACCCTCAAAATCGGTTGCTACGCCCATTCTAACTGCTGGGGTATCGATATTAATAAACGTCTCTACAGTACACCCTCCAGCGCCATTACCAACGCCTTTGATGACTACTGATGGTGCTTCGGTATAACCAAAACCAGCAATTGATACTTCTGCATTGTAAATTCTACCATCAGATACATTGATCGTAGCAGTTGCCACAGAACCACCAGGAAGTTGTGGACTTTCAATAGTCAAAACTGCGCTGTCATAATTAGCGCCAGGGTTGGTAACTCTAATTTCAGAAAGTTTACCACTATCCTTAGCAATTGTTAGTTTTAGATCTGTTCCTCCAGTAGCATTTGCTAATGTTACCGAAGGAATTTCTAGATCCTCATTTTGTAAGAATGAACGACCATTGTGGTTACTTAGGACAAGTGTATATACCTGCTCATTTGTCAGTGCGTATACTCCAGTAGAAGAAGGTGTTAGATCAACACCATTCTTATCAATAATCTTAGAGATAGGACCAGAAGCAGCAGAACTAGTTCCTACAACATACTCACCTCTGGTAACCAATACGTTGCCAGAAGCATAACACTTAAGATATGTGTTTGGAGTTAAAGTTTTTTCTGTTCCAGGAACAATGTTTTTGGCGGGTTTGTCAAAGTCAACATTAGTCATGTAAACTCTAACTGGAATATTAGCACTCTTATTCTTAAAGTAAAGATCAGCACCAGTTACAAACACACCACCATCAAAGTTTTCGACCTTGAATACTTGTGCTAGTGGGTTGGGTCTTAGTGGGTTATCTGTGTTGCTTTCGACGAACTGAACACCCTCGTTTGACTTAAAGTAAGATGGTTTGGTGGATACAATGCTAGAAGGATTCTGTGGAAGAATACCTGAAGCATAATACTTAATTTCAGCATAAGTATCTACGTTTGCTTTATTCTCATTAGTGCTACTAGAAGTAAATCTAAAGGTTAGTTCACCAGTAGTAAAGCGTAGTTCCTCTGAAGACTCATCATATTCAACGGTATTGGAGTCTCCAGTCCAAGTAGCATTCTCTCTTGGAGCATATCCAGCAGGGAGTAGAATTAGACCACTAGCATTACCATTCTCATCAGTTATAATCTCTCCATTAAATGCTGACAGAGAGTTTCCAGCAATACCAGTAAATCTTAAGTCTGGGTTAACCCAACGATTAATATTTCTTCCTTCTAAGAATACCGAAACCTTGGTTAGGGGCTTGAGTCTTCCAATTACAAATTTGATAGGTCTAGTTCTAGCAAAGAATTGTAGTGATGTTGATACAACATTCTCACCAACTGTCTTAGTTTGGACTCCTTTTCCTAGTTCGTTATTTTGTGGACTAATGTTAGAGGAACTTCCAACAGAAGCAGACTTAACAGAAGACTTGGCATTAGATGTATTAGTTTCGCCAAGAGAATTAATTGATGTAAATGATGGAGATGTTCCAACCCAGTTTACAACAAACGAATTGTGTAGACTGGAGAAACTTTCCTTGGCATTGTCTTTAGCAATAAAGATATCAAATAGACTTGTATTTGTATCGACAACCAGTGGTTCTACACTTTGATCGTACCACTGATCAACTTGAGGAGAAACTTCACCCTCTCCAACATATTGGAATACAACAAATGGATTTGGATTGATTGTCTTAGATGCGAAATCATTACCAAGTAGTTTGAGACTACTATATGGTAAAGTTACGATATCTCCAGATTTTTGATATCCAGCAACAGATCTTTGATCTTGTCTAGTATTAACTTCTCTGAGAAGAATCGAATCTTCCTTAGATTGTGGTCTTAAAACAGACTGTCTGCTATCGATAGCACACTTATAGTCAGCAGAAACAAGATTACCAATGCCGTGAGTTTCAAAATTATCTACAAAGAAACCAGACTTAAATCTATCAAGTCCAATTTCATCCTTAACCTGCATATTCAATGCTTGTTGCTCAAGGATACTCAGAGTGGTGTAATACTCTAAACGCTCAATACGCTTCTCAAGTTTTCCAATATCTTTCATCGTATATCTACGATGCTCTACTGGAGTGATCCTTACATCCTTGCTAGTTGTTGTGTATGCTGGAATATAAGCATAGAATAGAGCAACTGCATCCTTGACAGGATCTGGTTTAGTTGGATTGAGAGAAGAGTTACCTTCCTTTACAATAAATTCTCCTCTCTTATTGAGGAAGATGCCATCAATACGATCTAGGTACTGAACCTGACTGAACGAGAATGTGTACTCTAGATTTACATCTGGAGCAGGTGTGCTTGCGACAACAGAACCAGCACCAGTGAAATTACTGTTAGTAACTTCTAGCGTTGAAGTGTCTTGATATCCAGCAACAATTGTTGAAGTATTTACTTTTGGTCTGAAATCAATAACATTCTTCAGTTCTACATTTCCAAGAGTAGATGAGTTAAATGTTGGAATTTCGTCTTCGAGAACACCAGCTTCGTGTAGGTAACTATCGATAGTTACAAAGTCTCCCTGAGAATGTTCAAAGTAATCAAAAGCAATTACAATTTGTCCTACAGTTGGTTCAAATCCTGGTTTTAGAACAATTCTTGAAACATCATAGATTGTGTCTCTCTGTCCATTGTCAAACGTAAATCTATTAGTTACATCAGTTCCAGAAACTAGATTTCCTGCGCTATCAATTTCGGGTGGTTGTGTACTAGTTCCCTCATAAACATAACGTAGTCTGTATGCATCGGAGAATGATAGAGTTTCTACAACGTCGCTATCATAGTCAGTTCCTCTGAAAGGAATGACTCTATCGCCAGCAGAATCAACGACAATACGCTTGTTCTTGATAGCAGTTTTGAGTCTTGGTTTCGCATTAGAAACTTCTAGAGTTGCTGTGAGTTTTAACTCAGGAGCAACGTAATTTGCTTCGCCAGCAAAGTTGGTGTTGAAATATGAAGTTGGTAGTTGGAACGTAATGCTACCAGAAGTCAATCCACTGGATGTGTCGGTAGCAGATACAATCTCAACATTATCTTCATCGATGTAAACAATGTCTCCATCTTCAACCAGATCAGCACTGTTCTTATTCAAGACAGTAACAATGTAGTTCTTTTCGTTGAATGAAGTAAACCTTTGTGTTCCAAATGGCAATTGGGCAGCGAATGTGATAATACCACCACCAGTTGATCCAGCAGTAACAAAGTCTCTTCTAAAGAAGTATTTGATCTTGGTGTCTTCTGTACCAGCAGAAATTTTCTGAACCTGCTTGCTTCCTGTTGGGAATAGAAGTGTTCCTGAGTTTGGATTCTTAACTCTTGGACGAAGAAGAACAACACTGGTACTAGTTACATCATCATAAAGTGTCTCGTCAATATAAATTCTGGTCTTGGCAGATCCTTTTTGGATAGTTGCGTATTGTACAACTGCTCTGATAACATTATTAGACGCATCAGAGAATTGAATTAAATCGCCTTGCTGAACAACACTGCTGGCATCAGCACTAAAACTTGTAGATTCAAGGAACTTTGTTCCTTTAGAACCAAAGAATGTGAAGTCAGTTACAGATGAAACATTAGCGAAGTCTCTGTCATCAACTACAGCATCCGCAGTAAAGTTATTGGCATTACCAGATCCATAAGAAGCACCAAAAGATTTTACATTTTGTGGTGTGTATGTAGTAACAGTATTTCTGTTAAGAACAGGAATAATAACGGCAGATGTTGTTGGTGTAGTTTCTCCAGAATTAACTGTAATTACTGGTGGTTTTGAGTATTCACCAGCAAAAGAAACTCTGTCAATGATATCAACTCTGTAGATACCTTGACCATTGAAACCAAGTTCTACTTGGGATTGGTCATACTCTACGCCATCAACAACAATAGTAGAAGTTGATGGGTATCCTAATCCTCTTTCTTGTACAACAAAATGGGAGATTGTATTTTCTTTTGCGATCTTTACAAGATTGCCTGCTTCGTCTCTAACTGTTTCTCCAGGAACAAACTTTCCAGAAAGAGTTTTAACAAATAAGATTTTACCCGTTGAGTAAACTCCATTTGGAGATCCTTCTACTACACCATAAGCACCACTGGTCAATCCATATACATACTCACCAACACCATATGAATTAGTTGGTACTACAGATTCTAGAGTAATTCTTGTAAAGAATTGGGGATCAAAATATGATAATCCAAACTTAGCAGTATAAGCACTACCACCTTCTGCCAATGTTCCTTTGGAAATAACAATATCAGAGTCTGGATTAAAACCAGCACCTCTCTCTTCCAAATAGAAATTGCTTGGTTTTGCAGTTCCGATTACAGGAGTAATAGTATCGCTGTAATCAACTACATTAGCAAAAATTGTTGATGCTAAATCTTCTTTCTCATCTCCAATTGCGTCTGCTTGTGTCAAGAAGACTTTTCTATTCTTTCCTTGTGAACTTTCATCATACTCTTTGAAGATATTTTCTAGGTCACTCTTAGTACCAGCAATAGTTACTTCTAAAAATCTAGACTCTTCAGTAGTTCCTGGATTCTTGAGTGGCTTAAAGACCTTTGTATATGAAAGAACATCTACGCTACCAACAATATTTGTTCCTGCTCTAGTCTTAACATACCAAAGTTTACTAAAGGTATTTTCTAGATCCGAAGGTACGATACTAGTAATTGGGATATTTACATCTACAATTTCGAGTGTTACTGTTTTAATACCTGTATTGGTATCAAAATACTGACCTCTTCTAGAAACTGTTTGACGATAGTTTGTGGTTGATTCGGTATTACTGAGACCAACATAACCATCGTTAAACAGAGAATACAAATATACTGTTGGGTATGCTGTAAGTTGTGATCCTTCTTTATTCAGAGGAACACTGCCATATACATTACTAATAGTATAAGTTGGTAGACCTTTTGTTTTAAGAGTTACATTGTCAGTGCTGAGACTTTCTCTTGCTTTGTTAATTTCAAGATACTTAGTTTCTTTATTTACAATTTCATATCCTCTAATATATGCTTTACCAGGACCAATACTGGCAATCATTTTTCTACCAGCTTCTCCAGCAGAAAGACCATTATAAAGACCAAACTCATCGGCAGCATAGAGACCTCTATTGCTATCTTTCTGAGCATACTCTCTAATATCAACAGAGAAGTCTTGTACTACATAATCACCGCTCTCATCAAAAGTTCTTCTTGCTAGAGTCTGCTCTAGCACACTGTAATCAGCAGGAGTTACTTTTCTCTGTACAACTCCGCGATTTACAGTAATAAGTTGAATGAAGTTCTTATCTGTGATAGCATCTAGAGCAAACTCTTTGAGTTCTAGACTAATTCTTAGTCTGTGAGCTCCAGGTGCTGTGTAGTTAGAAGAACCAATAGCATTGTCATAAAGAGATGAGTCTTCTTCTGGAGTTACAACCTCTTCTTTGATTGTAAATCCAACTTTTGCGGAAGGTTTATTGTAGTATTCGTCGATAACGAGGAGTTGTGCATCGTTACGGACGAAATATCCATTAACAAAATAGATACCTTCTTCTACCTTTACAGCAGAAGCATAACCCATAGCTGGACTTTCTAGAGAAGTTACAGCACCAGTATCTGGATTGGTTACATTAATACTAGTTGGTAAAACACTACCATCTGTTCCAACAACCATTAATGGAGTATTGACACCATCAACGACTTCTAAAGTTTCGCCTTGGCGGAAAGTAGTTTCAGCATTAGAATTGCCACTATTTTGATAACTTACAAATAAAGTATCTGAAGCAATTTCTGTTGCTATATTTGCCGATAATATATTAGCAACAACACCAGAAGTTAAACCACGCAGTTGGAGACCAATTAACTGAGTGATATCATACTTTCTGTATACAATGTCATCTCCCTCAGAAATAGCAACTTCTGAAACAGAAGATAACTTAACATAGTCTAGTTTTGTATTAAGACCAACCTCACCAGGAATAACTAGTTCTCCCTGCTTGAAAGCATACTTACCAAAACTTTCAACCTGATTTTGAAGAATAGATTGTAGTTGTGTTAATTCTCTACCTTGTATGGAGTACCCAGGACGGAAAAGAATCTTATAAAAATTCTTGCTCGCGTCAAAGTCCTCGTAGTAAGGATTTACATTTAGGTTAGTCTTCTGAGGCATCTTGCTCCGCCAAATACTAGTATCTAGTCCCTAGTATTTAGTAGAGATAAAAAAAATCCCCCGATCTCTCGGGGGATTATTAGAAGTCTGATAAATCAGAACTCGATGACTAGTTTGATATCTTCAATCTG